ACTGGATCTACTACACCATTTGTATTATCAAGTGTAGGAACTGTTGGTGTTGGAACTACTTCTATAGTCACATTAAAATATTCTGATGATAATCCGATTAATTTATATTATGCGATTGAAAAATCTGGTTTTATAAGCACTTCTGATACTGATGTTAAAGATGGATCTAGAATTTCATATATGGATAGTGAATATGAGGGATCATATTCTGTATTCGGAGTTGGCACTACATCTTTTAATGTATCACTAAATGAAATACCAGAAAGACTATCATATACATCTTCACAAGTAGATAAGTTATCTTATATCACTAATTCATCTCTTGCAAGTGGTGGTGTTGGTAAAATTAATTTAACATCATCAGGACTTGGATATAAGAGGATTCCCGGAATATCAAGCATCACATCTATAAATGGAATTAATGCAAAAATTCTCGCACTATCTGATACTGTTAATAAAATTAATGATGTTAGAATCCTAGATCCCGGTTTTGAATATCATTCCGATAAAACATTAAGGCCTGATGCTCGTATATCTCCGACAATAACCTTAATTAACTCTGATGTTATTGGAAAGATTGAAGTAATATCTGGTGGTAAAAATTATATTTCTGCACCTGATTTAGTTGTTGTTGATCCTGAGACTGGATTATTAACTGATCAGGGTGTTATAGAATTAGAATTGGCATCAAGTTCTATATCTGCTGTAAATGTAATTAGTTCTCCAAAGGGTTTAAAACCAATTGAACAAAGAATTAGAACAATTAATAATTCTAATGGTGTATCAATATCTCAAGTTGTTGGGATGTCTACTACAACAACTGTTGGTGTTGTTACTTGTACACTAGTTACACCTGTTGCAGGATTCTCAACATCTGTATTTACAGTTGGTGAACAGATATTTGTTGAAGGTATTCAATTAGAATCATCCAATGGATCTGGTTACAACTCAACTGATCACGGATTTAATTTCTTTACAGTAACTTCATATACAAATACCAATCCTGCTGTTGTTAAGTTTGATATGACCGGAATTACAACAACTGCTATTGGTATTGCAAAAACAACACAAAGTAACTATGCAACAATTACTAAGTTTAGTGATTATCCAACATTTAGAACAACACAATCATCATCAGAATTTAAAGCAGGTGAAAGACTAGCAGTCAAAATTGGTAATAATTTTGTAATTGTTAATTTATCTGTATTTGAAAATAATCCTGATGAATTTATAAAAGTAAGTGGATCATATGATTTAGTCATAGGTGATCAAATTAGAGGTGAAATAAGTGGTACTATTGCGACTATAAACTCTATCAGTCAAAATAAAGGAAGATTTAATATAGATTTCTCACTAAAACAAGATCGAGGATGGGATACTGAAACTGGTAAATTGAGTGAAGACTATCAAGTGCTTCCTGATAATGATTATTATCAAAATTTATCATATACTGTTCAGAGTCCAATTGCATATACAGATATAATTGATCCAGTTAATAGATTAGTTCATACAACAGGATTAAAAAATTTCTCAGACACAGGAATAACATCGACTGCTGCTTCCGGAATATCATCTATTTCAGCTTTAGTGTTATCAAGAGATTTAATTACGGAAAAAAGAGTTGACACTATTAATAATTTTGATTTATCAATTGATACCGATACACTTGAAAATAATACAAAATCTAAATTTATTAAATTTAAGAACAAAAAACTTGCAAGTTATATTGAGTGTAGAACTAACCGTGTAATTTCTATTGATGATATTAGTTCACAATTTTCAAATGCAGAAAGCACTTTGAATAATAGAATCGATATACCTCTAACTGAAGATTATGGTAATTTTGTAATTCAAACAAGAAACCCTAGTACAAATGAAATTAGAATAGATGAAGTTGTAGTATTTAAAGATTCAACTGATACATTCACATTCGAGAAAAACAGTTTAGGTATTGGTACTGACAAGATAGTAGATGTGATTGGGTTTACTGATGCATCAACAAGCACCACCACACTCAGAATAACACCAACTAATCCATTTGATGATGATTTAGATATTAAAGTTTATGAAAATAAATTTAACAGTACTCTATCAGGTGTTGGTACGCAGGCTGTTGGTTTCATAAATCTTGTTGGTGTGAGTACAAATGTTGGTGCAGCGGTAACTACTAACATTGTTTCAGCACCTGTCGGACTTACATCTGCTTTCTATGCAACTGTTGAGGTTAAAGATACAACTACAGACGAGAAAAATCTAGTCGATATCTATGTAACAACAGATGGTACTGATTCATACTTTACTGAATATTATGTTGACAGTGGAGATATAGCAAACTTCTCATCTAATTTTATAGGAACATTTACATCAAATCTTCAATCAAATATATTATCATTAGAATATTCTAATACTGGAATTAATACAGTTAATGTTCGTGCTAAAGCTGTTGGATTTGGTACAACAACCGCAGGAACTGGAACATATAGATTTAAAGATGCAACACAACTTGCTGGATCTGAAAGATCTGTTAATTTACAATCAAATTATAAGAGAGTCAGTGCAATATCTACGATTGTTGGAGTTGATTCAAACAAATATAATGCAATCAAGAGTATAGTTAAAGTATCTAAAGGAACAACTCATGCAATGCATCAAGTAATTGCAATGCATAATGGAACTAGTACATCTACTGTACACTATCCATTTATTTCAATTGGAAGCACAGCAGGTATTGGAACATTTGTTGCTAGTTTCTCAGGATCTAATTTCAATTTAAGATTCAATCCGGATAGTGGGTTTAGTGATGTTGAAGTGCAAGCATATAGTGAATTATTCTATACTGATATTGATATATTCAATGTTCCTCCAGATTTAACATTTGGTAGAGTTGTAGAATCTGTAAAAGTAAGACAATACAATGCAGTTAATGGTGATAGGGCAAATAAGAAAGAGTTTGAATTAAAGTCTAATAATGTACCTATTTTCTCCAAACAGTTTAGGCCAACTGACACATCAACACTAAATGCAGCAACTGGTGTCTTTACAATCACGGATCACTTCTTTAGAACTGCAGAAAAATTAAAGTATACACCTAAGAGTTCATTTGTTGGTGTTGGTGCAACAGCAATGACAACCGCACATAATACAAATGTTCCTACAGATGTATTTGCGATTAGACTTACAAAAGATACATTCAAATTGGCAACTAGCAAGTCAAATGCTAATGCTGGAACAGGTGTTACTTTTGTATCATTAGGATCTGGTAATATTCATCAGTTAGAGATGACTAAGAAACTTGAGAAAACTGTTATTGATATTGATGGTTTAATTCAATCACCAATAGCATTTACACCAGTTAACACTACAGTTTCAAATAATGTTGGAGGAAATATATCATCAACCTCAACTATCTTTAGTGTTGCAGGTATTTCTTCATTATCAGAGGGAGATATTCTTGAAGTTGGAACTGAGTTAATGAAGATAGCATCTGTTGGTGTTGGTACAACATCAGTTGGCCCAATATCAGGTGGTGGTGCAATTAATTTAGTTGGTGTTGAAAGAGGATCATTGGGTAGCACTGCAGCAACACACTCAGATAGTGATGCAATTAGAAAATTTACAGGATCATTTAATATTGTGGATAGTAAAGTATTCTTTACAGATGCTCCGAAAGGAACAAATAATGTAAGTCGAAATACATCTAATTTGGAATTTCCAAGATCAGAATTTAATGGAAGAGTATATCTAAGAAATGATTATTCAAATAATAGAATCTTTGATGATATTTCTGATGGATTTACTGGAATAGGTGCAACACATAACATGAGTGTCAGTGGTGTGAATACAACAGGTATTCAAACTGGTAGTACTGTAGTTTTATTGAATGGAATATTCCAAAAACCAACTACAGCAAATAATAGTGGTAATAATTATGATTTTGTTGGTGTAGGAACAACCGCTACAAATATTTTGTTTACTGGAATTTCTTCTGCAAATGGAGAAAAAATTGTTAGTCAGCATGATGTTAATTTAAATCAATTACCTAGAGGTGGAGTAATTGTTTCACTAGGATCAACTGGTGGTCAGGGTATTGCACCTTTAGTTGGTGCTGCTGTTACTGTAGTTATTAATGGAAGTGGAACTATCACTAGCATAGGTGCAGGATCTACAGATAAACATGGATCAGGATATAGAGGAAATGTAGCGATCGGAGTTACAGATGATACTGGCAATGGATCTGGTGCTAATGTAACAGCGACCGTAGGAGCAGGTGGTACTTTAGCATTTACAGTAGTTAGTGGAGGAACTGGTTATGTCAAACCTAAATTAAACATACCAGATCCTTCCTATGAGGCTCTTGAAGTTACTGGTATATCTCGTCTTGGTATTGGTGCAACTACAGATACTGGTCAGGGGTTGAAAGTTACTGTTGATATAAGTGCGAATCCAACTACAGGAATAGGTTCAACATTATTCACAGTATCATCATTTAAGGTTGCTAGAAATGGTTTTGGATTCAAGAAAGGAGATAAAATTAAACCAGTAGGACTAGTCACTGCTCGTGGTGCAGTTCTAACTGATTTTGAGTTAACAGTTAATGAAATATTCACAGATGAATTTGCATCATGGGACTTTGGTGAGTTTGATTATACTGACCCAATTAAAACTTTACAAGATGGAGTTCGCACTCGTTTCCCGATACAACTTAACTCACAATTATTGAGTTTTGAAATAGATAGAAATAGTGCAGATTCATCATTAATAGACATGAAAAATCTATTATTGATATTTGTAAATGGTGTTATTCAACATCCCGGTGTTGATTATGACTTTGAAGGTGGAACAACATTTAACTTTACTTCACCTCCAGATGCAGACGATGATGTCGCAATTTTCTTCTATAAAGGAACATCTGGTGTTGATACCATAGTGGTTGATGTTGTTGAAAGTGTGAAAACTGGAGATGTCGTTGATATTACAAGCAATAATGCAATATCCGGTACAATTGCACAGTCAAGTCGAACAATTGTTGGTATTACAACATCAGATACCTTTGAAACTGAAATTTATACTGGTGTTGGTATTGATGAAGTTAACTTCAAACCACTTAATTGGACTAAACAAAAAGTTGATAAGATTATTGGTGGAAATATTATTTCTAAATCAAGAGATTCAATTGAACCTCTAATTTATCCAACTGCAAGATTGATAGGGGATTTAGGTACAGGCACTGCAGAAGGAACTAGCATATTTGTTGATGATGCGAAGTTCTTTGATTATGAGGAAGATAATTCTGCAACTAGTTTCCAAATTAATGATATTGGTGTATTAGTCGTGAATGATATATCACCAGTTGCTGCAGCATTAACTGCAACAGTTTCAAATACCGGTCAAGTTGCAATTAGTGTTGTCAGTGGTGGTAGTGGTTATGTGGGATCAACAACAAGTATTTCAATAGCAGCACCAGTTGGAGTGGCTGCAACTCAATTTGCAGTTGCAGGAGTTTCAACATTTGCAGTTGCAACTGGAAATATTACAAGTGGTATTATTACATCAGTAACAATGAATAATGTTGGATTTGGTTATACAAATACAAATGTCCCTGAAGTATTAGCACCAACTCCAAATGTAATAAAAGAAAGCATCACTAATATTAAAAATGTACAAGGATTCTCAGGTATTGTAACTGCTATCGAAACTGTTACGGTGGGTGTTTCAACTCGTGGATTGAGAATTGGATTGAAGAAAGAATCAGGTAACTTTAATGATTTAGTTGCTGGATATCCAATATACATATTTGATACTCATGTAGGTAATGGAGTAACTTCATTAAATACCAGTGGTGTAAATGCAGATACTGTAGGAATTGGAACTTCTTTTGCAGATAATGTATACATGATTCAAGCAATAAGTAAGAACGCAAATGTTGCTGAAATTTTAGTTAATATTCATTCGGGTGTAAATACAACTGGATTGGGTGTGACTGTTGGTATTAACAGCGGAGTAAATGGTCGATTCTCATGGGGAAGATTATTTAATGCAGGTGGAGGAGGTGCATTTAATAGAGCAAATCCAGTCGCTATCGGTATAACCGGCAATACAGTGGGTCTTACAACTGGTGTTGGAATAGGTACTTTCCCAACATTGCAACGAAGAGTTTTTGGTCTTCGTGACACTGGTGCACTCCGCAAAAACTTAACATGATAAAAACTAGTATAAATATAGGAAAAAAGCAATAAAATGCCAGCAGTTGTAACAGATCAGTTTAGAATATTAAATGCAAGTAACTTTGTTGATACAGTTACAGGGGTAGGAGGTACTGATCCATCTAGTTCATTTTATGTGTCAGTTAGTTTACCAAATCCTACAGTTGTTGGCTTTGGTAGAACATCCACATGGGATACAGCAACTCCAAACCCAGTAGATAATATTAATAGTGTCAATCATATTGGCGATACCAGTTTATTTGGAAAAAGAGTAATTGGTAAGAATGTAAGAAGATTAGTTCGTAGAGTTGATTGGACGCAAGGAACAAGATATGAAATGTATCGTCATGATTATAGTGTAAGTTCACCATCTCCAATTACACAGTCATCTCGTTTATATGATGCCAGATACTATGTAATGAATGAAAACTTTAATGTTTATGTTTGTATTGATAATGGTTCTTCAGGTATCAACACAACAGGTAATGCATCTCAGGATGTGCCAACATTTACAGACTTAGAACCATCTAAAGCTGGGGAGAGTGGTGATGGGTATATTTGGAAATACTTATTTACTGTTTCACCAAGTGATATTATAAAGTTTGATTCAACTGATTTTATCGCAGTTCCAAATGAATGGACGACTACAAATGATGCTTCAATTCAATCTGTAAGAGAGAATGGAGATTCTGATACAAACAATAACCAAATTAAGAAAGTATATATTGACAATCAAGGTGAAGGATACTCTGGTGGACTAGGACAAGAGTTTAGTATTCTTGGGGATGGTACTGGTGGTAAAGTCGTAGTTGATGTTGTAAGTGGTAAAATAACAAACGCAGTTGTATCTTCTGGCGGTAAAGGTTATAGTTATGGATTAGTTGACTTGGGTTCAATTAATGCAAATGCTTCGACAAAAGCAAAACTAATACCAATTATTCCTCCATCAAAGGGACATGGACATAATGTATATGAAGAACTAGGAACTGATCGCGTATTAGTATACGCAAGGTTTGGTGGAGATAATAAAGATTTCCCACTAACTACTAAATTCGCTCAAGTTGAGTTGGTTAAAAATCCAACATCAATCGGAACTACATCAATTTACTTTGGTGATTCTTATTCATCATTAAGTGCATTTAAATTCACATCAACAAATGGTACAACACCAGCAATTGGTGAAAAAATCACTCAAACTTTGGGGAGTGGACTTAAAGCAGTTGGTTATGTTGCATCATTTGATGCAGAAACAAAAGTAATGAAATATATTCAAGATAGATCATTGTATTTTGGAAACTCAACTGATCAGACAGATTATGTTGGTATTTCAACTGCAGGTCAAGTTCTTGGATTTGAATCATCAACAAACCAAGTTTCAGGGCCAAGTGGATTTAGTGGATCAATTGAAACTACATTCAGTCTTGGTATTACCACAGTAAGTTCAAAGAATGTAGGACTCGGAGTGACTTTCACAAATGGTCTTGCTACACCTGAGATAAATAAAGGGTCGGGTGATGTAATTTACATTGACAATAGAGCGACTATTACTAGGAACTCAAGACAAAAAGAAGATGTTAAAATCATTCTGGAATTCTAAAAAATGCCACAGAAAACTAATTTAAATATAAATCCATATTACGACGATTTTTCAAAGGATAGTAACTTTTATAAGGTATTATTTAATCCGGGTAAGCCTGTTCAGGCAAGGGAATTAACAACTTTACAATCTATCTTACAAGATCAGATTGAATCGTTCGGTAGTCATATGTTCAAAGAGGGATCAATGGTGATTCCCGGAAATAGTCAATATGATTCAGAATATTTTTCGATAAAGTTAAATTCTAATCATTTAGGTATTCCAGTATCATTATATGTTGACCAATTAAAAGGAAAAATATTAGAAGGACAAAGCACTGGTATCAAAATATTAATTGATGATTATTCATTACCAAATGATGCTACAGGAATTACAGATTTAACATTTTTTGTAAAATATCTTGATGCAGGAAACGATAATACCTCAAAATTTTTAGAAGATGGTGAAAATCTTTTAATACAAGAGTCTCTTGTATATGGAAATACTTTAATTAATTCAGGAGATACTGTAGCAACTTTAGTTGACATAGGCGCATCAGCAACTGGATGTAGAGTTTCTATTGCCGATGGAGTTTTCTTTATTCGTGGACATTTTGTAAATGTATCAGCTGATAAGTTAGTTCTTGACCCTTATACAAATACACCATCATACAGAGTTGGATTATTCATCGAAGAACAATTAGTAACTGCAAATGATGATGATTCTCTCTATGATAATGCAAGAGGATTCTCAAACTTCGCGGCTCCCGGTGCAGATCGTTTAAAAATATCTACAACTTTATCAAAAAAAGGTCTAACAGACTACAATGATAAGAATTTTATTGAAATCATGCGTCTTGATGACGGTGAATTAAAGAAAGTTCAAAATAAAACACAATATAATTTAATTAAAGATTACTTTGCAAAGAGAACATACGAAGAATCTGGTAACTATTCAGTTGGAAACTTCAAAATAGAACCTGCTGAATCCTTAAATGATGGTATATCAAATGAAGGTGTATTTAATTCAGGAGAAAATACTGACCAAGGTGCAACACCGACTGATGATTTATTTGCACTAAAAGTATCTCCCGGAAAGGCATATGTAAGAGGATATGATATTGAGAGACCTGTAAGTACAATATTAGATATTGAAAAACCAAGAGATAAGAAAGAAATAGAATTATCTTCTGTACCATTTAAGTTTGGAAATAAATTTCAAATTAACAATGT